TACTCTTCAGAAGAGACTGTTGATTTGCCTGTGAGCAGCGACTGCACTGACTCAATATCCTCAGCTGAGATCTCGTCTGCAGCTGCGAGCTTACCGATGTATCTCGCAGCCTTTATTTGACGGCGCATTGCCTGATATGCAGCTCTCTGCTCCTTCATTTTCTTTCTGGCCAGCGTCGCAACTTTCTCTCTCGGTACTTCACCTTTCCCTTTGAATTTGATATCAGCGAGACTCATGAGACCTGTGAGGAGATCTGCACTGAGTTCGTTAACGGTTGCCTTCTTCGCTTTTGCTGTAGCCATGATACCCTCCATTGTGAATGCTGCGCGTTGTGGTTGTGTGGTACGATCCCGCAGCAAAATCATACCCACTTTCATTATGGTATATTATAAAATTTTATATACATAATGAACATAGATACAAATATCTAGCTACTTTAAAAGTGTTTTCACACGTGGTCCGCGCGCGTCGATTCTACGCGTTGTCCTGGTCTGGCTTCATCTTCCTGCTTCATAATGTTGCTCACCACTTCAGCTAACATTCCGCTCAATGGGCTCGATGCTTTCGTAATCCACCGTGTTCCATTGGGTAATACAAATCGTATCGTATCATCGTTTCGTCGCATGCTTCTCCTTTCTATTGTCACGCTCTCTCTGAATTGAGATGAAACAACCATAACACACGAACTCACCACAGATAATGTTATGATTGTCGCCTTTCCCACACATTGCACATTTATGCGCTACGAATCTCGCTACAATGAGACTGAGTTTGAATCCAATATAGCATCGCAAACATCTCACAATTGTATGCGACTCTAATCCAGTTTTTCCATGACGACATCTCCAATATTCTTTGAGCCTCACATACGTCATGTGCGGTCTATACAGGTTTCCACCATTCGGTTCTAACATTTTATTGAGAATGTTAGCACGAAATATTGGCTGCTCTGTCGTATGCATGACGCCTCCATCATGTTACATGAGATCAGTTCTAATCTTCACCAAACGTGGCTCAATCAATCGTTCCTTTGCTGAGATTTTTCGAAACCTAATTTCAGCTAACGCACCCATTAGCTTTTTGCGATTTTTCCAGATTACATCTCTATCTTTGTCTTCAAATCCTGTACCAACTGATGTAGTAAGATTGCTCCAACCGCCTCTATTGAGAGGCACTTTTACTTCGATTGATCCTAACGTACCTTTCAATCGATCTTTACCTTCATTGAATCCTACAATCTTACAGTCGATTTCTGCATATGGCTTAACCTTCAACCATTGCTTGCTTCTCTTTGTTTCGTATGGACCGTTGCGTACTTTCAAAATTGCGCCATCACATCCACTCGCTAAGAAATGTCGATACTCATACATGAATTCAGCATAGCTTGACACAGAGACAGATGGCACAGCTACGATCATTGGATTTGCCTCATGTGCGCATTCAACCAATTCAGCCATGAATTCTTTTCGTAATGAGAGCGGCAAATCTAGCTTTGATGGATGCACAACATCGAATATCCGATACTCTAACCGAATACCTGTATCGTGATGTGTATGTGCTGCGCTGATCGTATCAGACCAATCGCCACCAAACAATTCACCGTCAATGATGTAACCTTTAAACTTTTTTACGCTATCAATAGCTTTGCAGATTTTCTCAACGTTATGCTTTGGCTTTCCTTGTCGAGACATCCACTTCCCATTTTCAGTTCTTACAAACCGTTCACCGTCAATTTTTGGTTCAATGAAATACTCCTCCCATATTCGTTGACTCCACTCTTTTAATTCATCTTGCGAAATCTTTTTTGCGAGCATGAGAGAAGGCTTCATCACGTATCCTTTGTTAAAATGAGAAATGGAGCCTACATCATATGACATAGGCTCCATATTCCCTATTTGGTCTTTTGAACTTTTGCCTTTGGCTTTTCTACTTTTTTCTTAGGCGCGATCTCTTTTACGTCCTCTTCACTCGTGATTGCGCCATCTGCCTTTGGCACCTCACTTTCTCGTTTGCCGTCCTTGATATTGAAGTCAGCTTCCTCTAGCTTTTGTCGCATGTATCGATGCTTATACCATGCGAAATGTCCACGTTTACTATCATGCTTCAGAAATCGCGCTGTTGGATATTCCTTCGCTACTTCCTTGTCAACGTCCTGTTTGCGAATATTTGGATTTTTATCCAACAGCGAAAACACTAATTCCTTAACTGAATTATACTTGCCAGACTTTGAGAGTCTTGGCATTAGTTTCACGCCTTTTTTCCCTGGCATGATTCCTCCAAAACTGCTTCATGTTTACCTCCATTCGTGTTGGCATTATGGTGTTATAGCGTGAATCAGTCTACTTCACTCAATACGCCGACATCGAACCTATCTCCATAGGTCCATGTGACTAACTTTGATCCTCGCTATCTTCCTCATTTCTGTTGCTGAGCTCGTCAATTGAATCTTGCAGCGTATGATGATTTCGACCTAACCATTGAGTGTCATTCATCACTGACATCTCAATATGTGCAGCCCATGTACGTCGATCAAGTTCAACACCATTACTACCTTTTGCTTCGGTCAGCAGCGCCATCGCTTCTCTTGAAGCTTCCATAATACGTTCTTGAATTTCACGTAACTCATCCACAATTTCTTCAATACGTAATGGCGTGACTTGCATCTCTTTCATAATTACTCTCCTCCGAGTAGTTATATGTGAGTGACGTATCGACTATGCTGCTTTCTTCGCCTTCTCTCCTTTTTCTCCTTTCTCACCTTTCTTCACGACACCAGAGATCTTAATGTAACCGTGCTTCTCATCGTATCGCAATGAGCTTCTCTTTCCACCTGCCTCTAAGAACGAGGCAATGTTCTTGTGCTTTTTATAGAGCTCAAACTTCTTGAACGCATTCGTTCCTTTTCGCTTAGGATTTTCCTTAGCGAGAACGGTAATCTTACCGTCAATGACGACTGGTCCTCGGCTTTTGCGCTCCTTCTTTTCCTTCTTCCCCTTCACAGCCTTACCTTTCGTCGGCTTCTCTTTCTTCGTGGACTTCTCCTTTTTCGATGCCTTCTCTTTCACAGGCTTTTCGGCCTTTGTCTTCACTTCCTTCTCTTCCACCTTCTTCGTAACTTTCTCTTCCTTCTTCATGGTTTGTCCTTTAGCCATTTGTGCTACTCTCTTTCTATTGGCCTCTTCAGACCAAATTTTAGGTGGACCGCCCATTCGTTTTTCTGCTTTCTTTGCAGACTTCCGACGCTTCTTAATACCGATCTCCATCTCACGAATACGTGACTGGATGTAGTACCGTCTCATTTCCTCTTCATCGGTGAATTCTCCTTCTGACAACTCAGCGTCTGTTTCAGCTGAATTCGGTATCCATTCTTTCGCGGCTTTTTTCATTTCACTAATTCTCGTTGTTGAGTATTGAGTTTTCCGTAACTCCAACAAACGCTTTCTCAAATGCTTCGATGAAAGATGGGTACGAGTAAATTGGCATGAACATTAGCACCTTCTTCGCGATCTCGCTTATCACCTCCGGTGGAATGTCTTCCATCTTTGTTTTTTGTGTAAGCATGTTATCTCGATACGAAGGTTAAATGATTCACAAATCTAATTGAACGCGCGTACGCGTCCTTGCGCACGGCGCGTTGCCAATTAGCTATTCATCATTGTCGTCATCATCACCTTCGGGCTCGAAACCCTCGTTCTTTGCGAGCTCCTTACTACCGACAACAACAATGTTGCACGACACTTGACAAACGCAACCGTCAATGATCACCTTTCCACTCGTGTTGTATCCAACGCTTCCCTTCTTGAATTGCTTCTTGCTTCCAATGAGTGGTTGACCGTCAATTACAACTGGGATCGCCATCTTCATTTTGTCGATTGCCTCTCGCGTCGGCAGCACCTTCCCCTTCTTATCCGTCTTCAACTCCTCAACTTTCGCCTTTCCTTTGCTCTTCGTTGAAGTGGATGATTTCGCTGTAACCTTCGTTGATTTGGCCATGCTACCCTCCATTTGTTGTTGCTGCGCATTGTGTTTGTGTGATACGATCCCGCAGCAAAATCGTACCCACTACCATTATGTCTAGATTATAAAATAAAATAAACATTGTGTACATAGATACTATTATCTAGATCAGTTTTCATCTCCTAAAGCCTCAAATGCGCCATTCGTAAGATCATTCACGAAGAGCGCTACCTTATGGTCTTGCATCGCCACAATACACACACGATTCCTATCAGCGTTGATTCTCTTGTATTCACGATGGAGGTAAGAAAGTTCGGCAGGAATTGGTGTCAACCATTTGGTTAATCGCACCAACTTTTTTGCGATATCTTCATAGCGGTAGACCATGAGATCTCTGAACTTAATCACCGGCTTTGGGCTTCTTCCTTGTTTTTCGTACCCATCCTCGAAGCCATCTTGTAAAATGCGCTGTTTTAACATACAGCATTCCTTTCTTCACGATGCATTTGTATTTGATAAGGTGATAAATGACTTCAGTCGCAACAGAAATAGAGACGTCTAAATGCTCAGTAATATCCTTCGCGTTAATGAACGAATTACTCAGCAAATACTCATACGCTTCATTCTGACTTTTAAATGAGCGAAAATATGACGTAATCCCATGGATGTTTTTATCCTGCAATCTTGGGTTAAGCTCTTTCTTCTGCCACGAATGGTCATAGTAGCCATTCACATCTGCCTTGTACACGCATCGCAAAAATGTTGCAGCGCATTCCACATGCAGCTTCTTTACCTTTAAAATTTGCCCATCATTATCGTTACTGTATAGACGACCAGCAAACGCAATCGCGATCTTCGCGAGTTTAAAACGGATGTTCTCACCTTGAATGAGTGGAATGCCGATGTCGTAAAATTTCCCAAGTCGATTGGAGCTGGACATAATCGTGTCCATTGCTTCCTTTGAGAATTCGATTTGATCAGCAGTCCGACTCCAAATCCACATGATGAGCTCGCGTTCTTCTTTCTGCGAGTACATCGACTTTGTTTCACTGTGATACTTATTGATATTTTCGATTGGCACTTCTTCATGAGAGACAATACACGCAAAATCGAACCGTGCAATATCTTCTGGTGCCTTAATGAGGTCCTGTAATGCATGAATCCCAAACGTATAGTTTGCCATTGAACGACTTGGAGGATTTGCCAAGAAAAGTAATCGTGTTCGCGCATTTGTAATTTGTTGCACGATCTTCGTTACTTCTGCGACACCTTCACTCCTAATTCTCGACATCCTTGTCCAATCATTCTCTTTCAACTCTGATGCTTCATCGATTGTAACGAGCCCTCTATCATTAAGAGGAATGCGTCCCCATGAAATAACCCAATGTGATCCAATTTGTTGCGCACCACCAACCAATCCAGCAAACGTACAATTCTCTGCGCCAACAACTTCACCAACGCCATAATACCTATGCAGTCCTTCTGCAACATGTCCTTTACCGCATCGTGTATCGCCTAATACGATTGCATCGACTCTTGCTGGTGCTTTATTTCCATGGACGAACTTAAATTCCAATGCGCTATGAAATACTACGTCAACGACCATGTGAAGCAAAAACCTCCCATAGATCTTTGTCACGTTTAGCGCATATGACTGATACAGTTCGCCCAGATATCTCCATACATCTTCGACAGTTTCGAACTTCTTCGAAAAGACCGACAGCCTCTTATGCAATTTTGGCGACATCACAAATGATTCGATATCGGACTTTGCCTTCTCAGCATTACTGAATACGTACGTCGTAATCTGCGACTTTGGCTCAACGGTTGAATATCCGTCAAGATAATATGTATGGTTGGAATCGAGATCATGACCCACAAAATAGGATGTTTGAGCCGCAGACCATTTCGTACGGTCTTCTCCTGGAGGCTGAGAAATAAATATGCGCAATACATTCTGTGTTTCAGTCACATTGACCTTCATGGCTTTGCATGAAGTACCAATATACGTTCGCATCACAGAAGGAATTCGCTGCGTCGCTACATCGAGAAACATTAAGAATTTTTCGTCTCTCGCTGTAACTTCTATTTTCGTTGCTTGCTGATATTTACATTTACCTCCTCTGCATTCAGAGTCGAGGCATTGTACTTCAGCATATTTTGGAATCTTATATGGTGTTGCGCTTCGACCAGAGACAATTGCTCGAATACGGATCGGCGTGTTGTGAAACTTTGATTTTGCTATATCTCCTAAATTGTTTAGCACTGCCTCACCTTTAGCTTTCTAAGCTTCCACGATTTTTTAATCGCTTTAGCAATATTAGGTTGAGGCTTTCCTAGTTTTCCTAACGAAATAGCTTTACACTCAGCTTTGGATCTTTTACGTCCTAAATGTGATGCAGCTATTTTTCGTTTAGTTTCTTCTGTATGATGTCTACCTTTAAATGTCCTCTGCGGTCTATTATACGAATTACCCTTTTTAGTATACTTTTCAATCAATTTTTTTTCTTCGTCATTTGCGATTCTATTCTCAACTACTTTCACTTCTTCAATCTTAAAATGGCTAACGTTTCCTGACTCGTATAGTGCCTTATGAAATGGGCTTCTAGCTCTTTTTCTATGAACTTTAAATGCTGATATTATATGTCTAGCCCATCTCAAATTTATACCACAGGATGTTTGACCAATGTATACGTTGCCATTAATACGGTTGGTAATCCTGTATATCGTCAACATGTTGCCATCCTCAATGAAACGCTGGGATCGAGTGTTTTATGCTCGACCCCAGCGAGTGACTGACTACTGCGAACTACTTACGTGACTTCTTCTTCTTTTTCTTATCCTTCCCTTTCTTCTCCTTCTTTGCTTTCTTTTTCTTCGGCTTTTCTTCTTCGTCTTCGTCTTCTCCGTCTTCACTGTCTTCGGAATCCTCGCCATCCTCGTCTTCAGAATCTTCGGAATCCTCAGAATCTTCGGAATCCTCAGAATCTTCGGAATCCTCAGCATCTTCCGCATCTTCGTCTTCGTTATCTTCAGATGCTTCACCATCCGCAGTACCGACCACAGTGACGTTCTGATAGCCACCATCATTGGTCTTCACTCGGATAGAGAACTCTTCGGCGTTATCGTCGACGAAGCTCTCCAATGCATCGGGAAGATCTTCCATATCGTCAGGAATTTCAACACCAAGAACTTCGCAATGACCCTTGAAATATGCGATGTTCTGTTCGCTTTCAATACCCTGATACGTGGTAATTTCCTTACCCTTCATCTTTCCACTCGTAATCTTAAACTTCTCAGCCACCTGTAAACGACCGTTCTTCGAAGTACCGATCGTCATGCTCACCAATTCCGCAGTATACTCTCCATCCTTTACTTGCGAACCACCAGTCCGAGCTTCGGCTTTGGACCAGGTCTTGGAAAGCTTCTTCAGTGACTTTGCGATATCAGTAGCCATGTGTAAAACTCCTTAGATTGCGCACAAATTAGGTTAACGCGTTAAGCTATCTACTTCGGTTTGCATTATACGCACGCTAACGATTACATCATCCACCTCCTTCCCTCATTCGTTCCTTCATTTCTTTTTGCGACCAGTGTAGTAATCTGCGATTAACGCATACGTCTTCTTTGGATCAGCAAAGCTCGCTATTTCCGTAGGAAGAAATCCGTCTCTATCACCAGCCTCCAAAAATTCAGAAGGTTCAAATGAAATCATTCGTTTCTGTTTCCTCACCAACTTCCCTGTTTCCGGATCCTTTACCTTTATCTCTTTGAAATCAATGCAACCAATGACTGAAACAAGCGGAATGATAATGCGACGTGCGCGATCAGGTAATGTTGAAATTGTTTTTGTGACAACACCATTGATCGTGTTTACATCTTTAATTTGCATATGTGAAATAAAGATGCAACCATACTGAGAGCCAATAATCTTATTCATTACCTTCTTAAATTCGTTGTCGATCATTCCAACGCCTTTACCGTACCCAGCTTCTGATTGATGCTCAATCTTTAGCTTTTTACAAATGTACATTTCAGCGTTGGTATACATTGCATCGACGAAATCAAAGACTACCGTTTTATACGGCAGCTTCTTTCTATTCTCAATGAGATAGTTAACAGCCGCAACGAGCTTCTTATGACTATTCACAAGAATAAATGGCACTTTTAATCGTTTGACCTCCTTCTCTGATGTAACAAGAAAAATCGCATTCGGCCAACCAGACGCAAGATTTGTTTTTCCAATTTTCGGTGGACCAAAGAACATAAATGCCGACCGCTCCAGCGAAATTTTCCCATCTGATTCTTGGATTTCAATATCCAAATCTTCATTCATCATCGTCTTCTTCAGCCTCCTCTTTTTCAGTTACCTTATATGCCGGTCGAATTGTCAACAACTTTATCTCTTTCTTCTCATCGCCATGACAGAGCCCGTAATATTGGCAACGTCCCCATTCATGGATGCAATAACTAAAATCTTGAAAATAATCTTCCTTTGTCTTACATCGCAAAATATGCTCAGTCACATTGCGCAATGTATTCAGTACATGTGCACCATCGATAAATGGTTTCTTCAATCGTTCGAGATGGAACTTCAGACCATCTCCAGTTTGATACCAATCTTCCAATCGTCGCAAATATTCACCTTTAGATTCTGATTTCTTTTGGCGAATGCTTGGCTTGCGAATAATTTGGTAGATAATGCCTTCAACTTTGTCAGCCTTCTTCGTTGCGACTAAGTTGTTAATCGTATGATATAGACTTGACTGAGGATCAGTCTTAATACCATCCACACGATGCATATCCAAACTCTTCAAATTCTTGAGCTCATAGATATAGTTTGAATCCTGATTATTGAGGATGTTATCGATCTTTCCAACCACGGTTACATGCTTGTTCAAATCATAATGCAACTCCCTCTCAGTTGCAATATGTCGCGTTACTCTCAGAAATTTTGCATAATGCGTTCGAAACGCGCGCAACATTCCCACAGTTGTAAATGCTTGTTCAGCGAGTTTCTCTTCATCATGTATTTCCATTTGTGGAAATTGCTTACGCGCCTTTTGTGCTTCCTCTTTAAAACTTTTCTTAACGACAGCTTCTGCATCCTGAGGTTTAGAGAAAAGCGTCTGAATACCATTGTGCATAATGCGCCCAGTAATAAATGGTATTTTCAAGACAATCTTTTCTAATCGTCGTACATGCTTCCAATAGTAATATCGTGGACATTTTCTAAATCCACTCATACTAGAATACGAGACGAACAATTTATCAGCCATTATTATTGTCCTTCTCTATATAATGAATTACAACAGACTCTTGTCCTGAAGGTGGAAAATTATTTGGCATTGCTGTAATAGGTATCCAATCACTGCTATCTTTTCTAATATACTTACCATCATTGTCCATTCATCCAACCTCCTTAAACGATCCCTTCAGTTCAGCAATAAGATTTTTCTTTTTACGTAAGCAATCGTACACCTTTGTCTCTACAGTGTTGGTCGTAACGAAATCAACGTATGTGATAGATGAGTGTTTCTCAGAACCTTTTCTCCTAATGCGAGCTTCACTATTCGCTCGTAAATCATATGACCAGTGATTGGAATAATATATTGCAAATTTGCTCGCAGTAAGTGTGACTGATTCTGCCGCCTTTTTCTGAGTAGCCAGCAAAATTGTATATCTCTTGTCATGCTGAAATTTCTTGATCACTAATTCTGGATCTTCAGTTGCGCCAGTTAGACTAAGAACTCCATAACCTAGCCGTGTAAGTATGCGACGAATTTTATTGATCGAGAATCTGAATGCTGCCCATATCACAACCTTATTGTGCTTTGCATCCATCTCATCCAATGTCTCGATCAGCGCCTCATCTTTATTTGTTGGAATAATCTCAACATTGCCTTTGTCGTCTTGCACATAGCCATCACAAATTTGCAATGACTTTGAGATGAGTGCAAAGATGTATTGTGTATCGATCTTTACTTTTCCTAACTCCAATCGATATGTACTCTTAAATTGCGCCAGCAGCTCCTTCTGCTTTGCTGTCATTTCAATTTCAATTGGCTTGTATATTGCTGGTGGCAACTTCAGCGACTTATTTGAAACGCGAATACAGAACTGTGAAATTTTATCGATCAGCTCCTTCACCATTTTACGGCGAGGTAGCGTCTTCATTCCAACTTTTACGAAGTATGTATTAATGAACGCATAATATGATGAGCCTAAGATCGATGTAATTTCCTTCTCATCGAGAATGAATTTAATTTGTGCATAGAGATCAGCAATGTTTTCCGTCACTGGAAACCCAGTCATAATGAATCGTCGACGGACTCGTTTGCCAATATCCCATAGCACTTTTGTGCGCATCGTATGAGGCGACTTAATCTTTGTGCTTTCATCGAGGATGATGGCATCCCATTTGTAGCTTACGATCTCTCGATAAATGTTTTTCACACCGTCATAGTTGACAAGAAATAATACGGTGTTGTTTGATTTTGCGTGATATGGACCTGCAGATACATGCGATGCACGCATTCCATATTGTAGCAATCGACCTTTCTTTCTCCTCGAACCAACTAACACAACCCATCGAAAATTTGTATGCTGTCGAATTTCAGATGGCCATGTCGATTGCACGCTTAACTTAGTCGATACCACTAATACTCGACGCAACCGCGCTTTATCGATAATGTTTAATGCTGCAAGCGTCTTACCAGTTCCATAGTCGGCAAATATCCCAACACCTTTTGCTGTCGCAGTTTTATTGATCGCAAAATCTGTGATCTTTACCTGATGGCCCATCAACGATGTGCGAATCATTTATCACCAATCAATGAAATAAACTTTGTGCAATCTTTTAACATGTATAAACCACCATACAAATGCCCACCATCGAAATATCTTAGGTATATGCACTGAGTGTTCGCATTTAGTGCAATACATTGCAATCATCGTAAGCACCATGCATTGTCAATAGGGTCCCTATCAATAATTCTTGTTTCTACAAGCTTCTTAAATACTCCTTCAATCTCATCCATTGGCGCATCAGGAAATACTGTCTTCAGAATATCCTGATTTACGAGAAAACGATTGCTTCCACTCAACCGACTTTTGTATTCAGATTCGATGAGTTCAACAAACTCATTATAAAGTTTATTGATCGCACATTTCTGCAAGTATTCATGATATGCAGATCGACCTGCAATTGCACCAACAATTACAATGGTAAATAATGCCGCTGCCCAAAATAGTTGATCCATTACTCCTCCTATCGTATCACTGATATTGCAATAATCGACGCGTCTTCAATTGGAATGGCTTCCATGATCTCACCATTCTTTACGATATAAAAATTCTCCGTCTGTTCCACAACGCAATATGATTGACGTGCTGTAGGAATTGATCCACTCATCTTTACAACATCAGATACTTTATACAATTCTGCGGTGCGATCAACTTGCGCTTTATTTTCATTGACTAGAAATTCATCCAACTTCTCGTTGATATGCATTACACCCTCCCATAAATCGACCAATGACCTATGCCAATTGCATCACAGACGTTATGGTTGAGTTCTTCCCATTCATCTTCACTATACTGCCAACTTTTCTTTCCACAATATGTTGACTTAATGCGATTCTTTGTGACCTCTTTTGAGAGCTGACCTTTCCAACCACGCGGCAATGTGAACACGAATTTATCGACATCGTCACGCATTTGATAGAATAGTCCGCACATAAATGCGAGCTTCTCAATCGATCCTGATTCTCGTGCTGCATGTCCAGCGATTGACCAATGATCAGGTAATTCACACACGATAGCTTGCACATTGTGCTCTTCTTGCATATGCTGTACTTGACGAAAGACCGAATATGCTTTATCGTAAAACTCTCCATCTCTCTTGGTGATTTTGTCTGGCGTCACCAATATTGCTTTATGCAATTCTTTAGACTTTGCGCCAAATATTGCCACACCGCAATAATTGATCGATGGATCGATCGCCATAATCGTTTTGATTTTTTTCTCAGTCTTCATCATGATCTCCAACACTTGTTGCGCCAATCTTCAATTTATATTCGTACGCAAGTATTACTGAATGAATCATCATATCTGGTGGTGTCCAATTTGGCGGCTTTATTACATCATGAATGGATGATCGTTTAGAATCTTTTGAACTTCTTGCTTTGATCTTCGTCATGTTTGCGTTATGTACAATATTCCACGCATCTTGAAATGGCAGATTCATAAAGATCGCAGTGCCAAGTGCAACATATACGAGATCGGCCAATGCATCCAATACTTTGACAAGATCTTTATTCTTTACTGCTTCTTCAAATTCATTGAGCTCTTCTCGCAAGAACTTTTTCCTAAATTCCAATATTTCATCTGATGGAAATCCAGGATATTTTTCAGTTGGCAAATCAAACTTTTTATGAAATTCCCGTACATCACGCAACATGTTATACGACATGCACCTTCCTCCGTTCATACAAATGTTTAACGTCTTTCCATTCTTTTACCGCTCCCCAACTTTCACTAGAAACTTTTGCCTCAACGCGAAGCGGTACTTTGAACGTCACATGATCTTCCATTGCTTTTACTAACTCATTCACAATGAGTGGTAATGGCTCTTTGTTACTTACTTCGAAAAGTAACTCATCGTGCACATTCATCAGCATATGCACATCCATTCCGCTCTTTGTAATCTTCTCATCACAGCGAATCATTGCTGCTTTTACGACATAGGCTTCAGTGCCCTGAATAATAACGTTCGGACCTTTATATGCAAATTCATGTGGCACTTTGTATTCACGATGAAACGACATGAGTGGTGAATCGAATGCCAACTTTAATACACCAGTACGATACAACTGACTCACACATTTCTTGGAATATTCTTTCACTGGCACATTAGCATAATATCGTTGCAAAATTTGCTCAGCTTCTAATCGTGATGTTTTCTTTCTCGCTTTACTACGTTGCAACATATTAATGAGCTTCCATCCACCCATTCCAAAGACAAGACCGAATTGGATGTTCTTTGTATCTTTCCGAAGCTCCTTCTCCACGAGACCGAATAGCATCTCACATGCAGCGTCATGTGGATCCCAACCATCTTTTACTTTCTTAATAAGCTTTGTCGCATTGGCATAATGGAAGAAGATCATCATCTGCAATGCTTTATAATCGATCGCAACAAAATTATACCCAGGTCTTGGAATGAATGCGCGTCTTGCAATCTTTGGCGCTTTTGCAGTCCGGCTTTCATCAGGTCTTGGAATTGTTTGGATCAATTCAGCTGATGTTCTCCCAGTTCTCGCTCCAGACGAGAAGAGAAAGAAACGTGCATATGGATCATCTGCCGTTGTATGTCGCTTATATAGTGGATCGAAATACGTACCTTTTTGCTTGCGATAAAATCTGTCGAGTAGCACAAGACTTATAAATGGATGATCATCATGTAATGATAATGCTTTTGCGTCAGTGATAAGATTGCCATTATCGTTGACTGGAAGATCGATACCAAGTTGCTTACAACAATCACCTAACAATTTTGGAGAGTTGCATTTGAACTCACCTGTCTTTGACTTCCATTTTACTCGATGCTTTTTGAGATAGCCAACTAACTTCTCTTGCGTATCGATAATATCTTGTGCATACTGCTTTGCTTGTGCTCTCACAAACTTACGATCCACCATCATTCCAGTTTCTTGCATCTTTAAAATGATTGGCACAAGACGCTTTTCAAACTGGTAGATGCTATCAAACTTCTTAATTGGATCACGAAAGAGATACCATAGCTTTATGGTAAATACCGCATCTTCGATTGCGTATGGCTTTACCTTAAAACGAGGTAGCATCGAATAATCAAATTCTGTGCCTTCCTCCTTACATTTTTTCTTAGCTTTACGGATATATGGTGCAAGTGCTTTCTTCTCCTTGATATCTGCACCGAGATATCGCTGTGCCATTGGCTTCAAACCTTTGCGACTTGCAAAGTTCTCATCCAACAATGTTCCAGCAATGAGTGGATCTTCCCATGGACCTTTGCAACGAATGCCAACATTTTTCAATGTATGCGCATCAACCGTATATGGGAACATAATCTTTGTGATTGACGGATCTTCCGCTAATCGTTTGATTTTTGCAACTTGCTCAGAACGATGTGCGTTATATAATTCAGCATTGAGTTGTGAATCACAAGACGTAATGATAAACGGCACCTTACGATTATTGAATTCTGTATCTATTGCAACTGCCTTATCTGGATCTGGCATACTTCCTCCTTTTGTGAGGACATATCCTTCCCCATGAAGTAGCAATATTACAATTCATACAGAGTAACCTAATACCTTTTTTAGGATACCCGTTATTCTTTAGCCATTTATATAGCCTACCACCCATTCCAACTTTTCTATGTAGTTCACGAACTTTTTTACATATATGGTCAATAGTCAGAAATTCTTGTGTAGTCTCACTACAACATACGCATTTACCTCCATATCCTTTTATTAACTCTGCTTTAAGTTCTCTAAAATGCCGTCCCTTCCAAGCACCTTTTCCATGTATCTTTTCATACTCAACTCTACCTCTTAAATAATACGCCTTTCTACTTTTACGCATTTTCAATCGATACGTTTTATTCTTCCATAGCTTTTTTGCTGCTTTGGATTTAGCCACACATTTATCACGATCAACGTTGGCCATTTCTCAACCTATCCCATTGTTGCGTCTCATCATTATATGCATAACATTGGGCTGCCATCATCGAATGCTTCTTCGAAGGCTCATATGGCACGCTCATTACAATATACGTAATTAGCATCCCTATTCCAAGCCATAGCATTTCTGTACTCATATTTCCCTCTACTCTGTGAGCTGCCATGATTTGAATCCTTGACCTTCACGAATTCGTTCGAGCGAATTAATGTACATGTCACGCCATTCATCTTTATATGGCATCTTCCAAATGATCGTCCGTACACCAATTTGTACGAGTACTTTTGTGCAATTGAGGCATGGTTGATATGTGCAATATGCAGTCAACCATCCATCATGACTATTACCTCGTGCGGTGCATTTCAGCACTGCATTCATTTCAGCGTGAATAGTTCTGATACATGATTTACCCGTATATCCGGATCCAGCAATAGGATTTTCCACAAGTAAGCAGCCAATATCGGTACAGTGATCATCGCCGCTAGCACTCCCATTATAGCCAATCCCAAGCAACATATTGTGACGCACAATAACACAAGCAATCTTGACGCGACACGTTGCAGCTTTAGATGCCACATCACAATGCTCCATCCAATATTTATGGTTAAGATTTGGATTCATCGAGTAACCTCTCTACCGTTTCACGTTTATTTGCAATTGCCTTTTCGATTTCTTCAGCTGGCATGTGTGTAATCTTTATTTGTGGTTTTACTGGATGTCGATGCAATCGACTTTCACTCTGTTTTATCTGCGAGTTCTGCAAGATAATCACCATGACATGGTTGAGGTTTACAATAGCATCGCAATACTTTTCCCTTTAACTCGTTAATTCTTTTGAGTACTTCTTGACGTTGTTTCTGTAACGTCTTTGTCCATGCTTCACCGCTTAACCATCGCTTATGAGCCATCACTGGATCATCTACTGAAATACGTGGACCTCTCCATGGATATTTTGCCGCCACAAATTTATTTACAAACGGATTGCCCCATATTGATGGACGTCCAATGTAAACTGCTTCTATTCCTATATTTTTCTTTCGTCTACCGTTAATGACGGTTGTCTTAGTCGATGCGTTGCATAAATCGTTCGCAGTTTTTCCCTTGATTTTCTTCAACGGTAGTTGTTTCATCTTTCATTACCTTCTCAATAAACCAAAATGGCAATGGCAATGTAACGCTACAAATTCCCCTACTCGAAGTTGCGAATGCCTCGTAATGTCTGCAATCTTTGCATCGTTGTGGTTTCATTTCACCGCCTTCTTTACGATGGTGTTAATTTTCTCAACAACATCATTCCACGATGGAATTGCCTTCATCACAATATCATGTTGCTCTGCAGCAAATTCTCTCCTTGATTTTGGCGACATTCCTTCAATGACTGTTACATCACGATAATAACCCTTGCCGAATCCACTCGCTTCAGATTTATCTCCATGCATTGGCGTTAAGACTCTTGCGGCATGGATGTATCGAGGTCTCCACCACCCGCTACCCGAAGCTTGATAACATGGGGCCAACATCCCAGCAGATTCCGCGTATCGTTGGAGTAGTTCTGGTTCAGTGAGGAAATTTCCATTCTTACGTAAATGCGCGACGATTGGCCATTCTGCGCCGAGCTTCTTATGCCATCGTGAATGATCACCGAGCGAACCATAAATCCACCTCTCAACGCGTTTCTTTGGAATCTCTACTTCAGCTTTAAGCAATCGATATTTATAGAGGAATGAACTTGGATCGTAGCTCATTGTCGATGTAAATGGCGTCCCTTCCAAAATAATTTTCCGATCACCAAATTCAAAGAACGAACCCAACAAATTGGTCTTTCGACGAAACATGTTTTCTCTCAACTTCTCTAACTTCTTCTTATCTCGCACAATGACGTCACGATCAACATGTTTCCCAGTGCCATTCTTTAGCAAAAAGTCTCTGAAGAGTTCGTTGTCTCTGATTCCTGCAAGCGCTTTGTTTGCCCTCCAGTCGTCAATAAGATATAAAACGTTGTCGTATCTTGAGGCTGAGATAATTTGATAGAGGAATTGGTTGGAAAAATCTCCAATTGCGCCCAATCCGAGTATAAGCAACTTGTACTGATCAAGATTTTCCCCATACTCAATTTTTCTCCAATCAACCGAATGTCCTGCTTTCTTCAATGCTTCATTGAGTGCAACGATCCCACTACCGAAAAATCCTGGTCGAGGATTTTGTGCTTGCACCTTCATCATCCCAGTAATAAGAATCTTCATCGCTCCTCCCTCGCTATCCTCATATACGTAATCGTCTTCAAACATTTCCTACAGCGTTTATGTACCTTCTCTCTAGACTGAGGTATTGGTCCATACGTCTCAATGGAATAAATCTCATAGCGATGCGCACAACATTTTTGTGTTTCTTTAAACGTCATTACCGCTCCAATTTATTTCTATAGAGCCGAAACATATCATCATTGTAGCGACAAATTGCAATACTATGCGCATCAAAACCAAGTATCTTTCCTAACTCTTCGACTGACATATTGATGGTGAAATTCTTTTGGCATTCTGCAATGGCTTCCATCAATGTCAGATTCGTTTTTATGAAATGCTGAAATGGCACACCGTACATCTCAGTGACATCCCAACCTTTGAGCATCTCAATATCTTTTCCATACACATGCAATGAACCAATATTGTAATGCACATTCCCACAACTCAATAACAATGAATTCGCCATATACATGAGGAGTAACTGCCAATGAATTGTATCGATCGAAAATCCAGTCACAAAATCTGATGAACGTGACGTCACAATAAGATGCATCTTCTCATCACGCACAAAAAATTGCAAAAAGACATTGCATGGAATGTGCGTCAATTCCATGTTGACTACTTCGAACTTCTGTAGAATTGAGCATACAGCTTGTCTCGTTCTAAGATCTTTTTGCAACTTTAATAATACTGCTGCAAGCTGTCCTTCAAGCTTTTCTCCATATGATGCGCCAAGCGTTATGCCATCATTGGAATATTTGCGAATACCTTTATTGTATGATTCCATCACTGCAATATCATTCCGCCCAGCAAGTATCGCGCACATTTCAGCCAGCACAAATCGTATTGGCACAACACGATGTGTTGGATGCGAAAAGAAACTTACACCAGGTTCTGTAACTGGAATATCCAAATTGGCGTTGATCATCTCTCTCGCCATTTGACTTCCACGAGTTTCAAATGTCACGTCGTAATTATTCTTAAAGTATTCGCTCATATCTTTGTAGATGGACGCAAACGTAACTGAATCGTTAATGTGTGGCATCTTCCCTCCTACAATAACTTTCGCAAATCAAGATCGAATCGCCAACTCTCTCCAATACGTGCATAATATGATGGATGATAAATCATCTTATGTTCACGATGTGTTGAGATCAAATACTCTTTTGCGACTTTTCCAATGGCGATAATCTTTGCTTGTTTATTTGTGCGAAGTATTCCTTCAATCTCATTGTACAATCGATGTGTGCATTCAAATTGCTCAATGCCTTTGGTTTTTATATGCCCATTCAACTTATTACCTTGTGGATTGCATTTCACCACATTTGTCAAGTAATATTGTGTTGGATGGATGCCACAGTCATCGAGTGCTCGTTGAAATATACAACCACTCGTTCCATTATATAATGGAATAAGTAGCTGCTCTTTGTTGGGTTGGTAACCTGATGCTTCACCAATGAAAATGTACTTCACATTTGTCATTGATCCTACTGCGCCAATTGGATATGCATGATTTCCTCCAACAACTTTCAAGTCACGGTGCTGCATTCCAATCGAACATTCACCATATCGAAATGATTTACATTCATAGCGATTTTCTTGAAACCCAATCCCTGTAAACCATAACCGTTGTGTGAGATTAAAAAACGATTCGCGATAGCTATGCGTTCTCGTATACTCATACGATTTTCCAGCCATCCATCGACGAACGCGCTTTATCACATATGCATTCCGCTCATTCATTGACGCATAGTTGTTGCAATTCACGTAGATCGTATTTGATAGATCAAGTTCAGTGGCAACATCCACAAACTTTCCCGCCACAATCAACGCATTCTCTTTCAACTGATATGGTTCACGCTCATCATCCTTTGCTGTCGTTTTCCATTGTTCATGTGTCGTCTGATCTGCATACATCACAATGAAAAGAATCTGCTCATTGTATCGTTTGAGATTATTTAGCGCATACCAATACATCTCATGATCGTACTCTCGATACAATGGCCCATAGACACTCTCACCAATGACTGAACGATCCCATACTTCAACATCATCTGTGTTTGCTACTCTCAATAGCACATCACCCAATGTCGCTAATTGCTCTTGCAGTGCTTTCTTTCCTTTTTCTTTTGGCGCACCAAGATGGTGAAGTGTTGCCTTGAACATCGCACTCAATTGCTTGCATAATGTCGTCTTTCCTATATTGTCCGGACCCTCTATGCAAATAATTTTCTTCATCGTGATCTCTATTGATAAACGTAAGGTTTTCCCGAGCAATTTGCTCCATTATTTTGGAACACCAGCATCACCCACCAAAGGATGTGATGAATATGATTATATATCACAATTTCATTGAGAAAATCAATAACTCATCAATAACGTTATCTGGTACCTGGTGTCTCCTTTACGCACGTTTGTACGATATCAACAACGCGCTGCTCGCTTACACCATACGCCTTCATCAACTCTCTCGCCACGTACCATAATGCTTTTTCTAAATCTGCTTGAGGAGAATTCTTCATGCGATGTCGCGCAATATATTTCACCGCATTCCCATCATTAAAACCTAACTTCCAATCTTCGATTGCGTCGATGACTTCGATTTTCCCTCCATTATAATGCGATGGATGAATGACGGCTTCTTTATCTTTATTCTTCTGTGGAAATCCTGCCGCAATTCCAACATGTCCTTCAGCGATTGCAGTTGTCACATCGATTGCCTTCTTTTCCATTGTTCCCTCTTGTGGTTGTTTTCGTCCAGTTCCGTGGCATGTTGCACAATCTTCACGTTTCGCCACACCTTTTAAAAATGCCACTGCATGTTCACCAACTTTTCCCCATCCATAACCTCCACATGTACTACATTCTTCATCCTTCTGCATAATGTTCACCCACCCTCTTCCACTGCAATATGTGCATGGTTCTGTTGGCGCTCTATTATCATAGCGACTAGTATACCCAGTCACAAAATGATATCCACGTCCTTGACAATTCAGACAATCTATGTAGGTTAATGGTGCCATTAAATCACCGGTCCATCGACTCCATTTCTCGCTTTGACTTTATTCACGATTCTAGAAAGATCTCTTAATGCCGAACCTGGATTATAATGCGTTGGCACATTTTGTGCCATGTCTAAGGCATGCATAATTAACTCTTCAGCTTCTTCAACTGTAAACGTCAACTTCCCAACTGTGATGAGTGGATTAGATCTTGACATTGTCGCACCTCCATTCTCCGAGTTCAGTGTGGCTACCATCTTTTACAAAGTGAAAATCAAAGAACGCATTGGGATATTGATCGACCATCATCTGCCCAACGATCTTATAGACGTAGCGAATTTCTTCTTCTGCAGCTTTATGTGTACGCAATGGAATGAGATGGCGCAATGTGCGGATATTCGCACTCCAACCAATGTATGTCAATAATCCGATTGGCGCCATGCGTCTCATACGTGATGTCAACTTCTTCTTTGCATTGAATGATGCTTCATTATCGAGATTAAAGCGCACTGTCATCTCTTGTTGCTTTTGCTCTAGAAATGTAAACACCTCATAGACTTGCTGTTTGAACCATTCATTATCTTCTTCACTGATTTCAGCCAGTTGTTCAAACTCCATGGATTTCAGCTCAGTCAGTCGCACATAGCTCAATGATTCTTGTGAAATTGCTACACCAACACGATGTCTTACA